TCTTGAAAATCTCTTTTTGTCAAACAAATCTGATGATATTTTTTATCAGCATTTAAAACTTCATCAGGCCATGGTGCTATCTCTAAAACTTCTTCAAGTGCATGAGCGAGTTTTTCTTCATCAAATATAATAGGCAACTTCACAAAGTATTTCACCCCTTAACCCAATCCTTTGCAATAGTAAAATTGGCATGAGAAAATTCAAGTCTATCGACTAATTTAACTGCATTACCATCTTTAGAATCAATAGCAACAAAACCTTCTGGTGCTGTTACTTTATAACCGCTACCAGTTTTTAAAAATGTTCCGATGCCTTGAATGGTTTGTAATTTTCTAACAACCATTTCTTTTGCTTCAAGTATACCCAAGTATGTTGCCATTGTGAAATAAACTTCTGTTTTAAACTTATTAAAAACTTTTTTAGATTCTCTCTTTATATCTTGATATGACTTTTTACCCTGATCTGTTTTCTTAGAAGCAATCTCTTTGCTCACTCTATCCATATAATATTTTTCAAACTCTTTAACAAGTTTTTTCGTATCTGCTATTTTGTTTCCCTCACGAACCTTTGTATTAAAAAATACTTTTAGCCATGGTGCCAATCCCCACTTTTTCTCATCAACAATTTCTTTTCTTAAATAGTTTAAAAACTTACCAGCTTTTGAAGCTGCACCAGCAATCTGATTTATTTTTTTCTCAAGTTGTATAGTTTCTTTTGGTGAAAAGGTAGCTGAGTTTGCTGTATCAATATAAGCATCATCAAACCAAACTTTTTTAGTTTTTCTAAAAATACTTGAATCAACACCATAAGATGCTTTCAAGGAAGAAATAGTATCTCCTGTATACTTCGTATGCCACACAACACCAAGACTTGCCTTTCTCATTTGAGAAGCCAAATCACTTTCTTCGGGAACAGCATAAGTGATAGTATTAGGTGTAAATGTTAAACAACTTTCACCATCAATTTTCTGTTTTGTTAAATCACCCTTAGAAAACATAATATCACCTTGATAGATACCTTCCATTCCAAGATCGGGTAAAGTTTTTATTGCAGCTTTAAGTTTATCTGAAGGTCCCTCTGTACCATGATTAGCAGTTACATCTGCTACTGTATAATTAATTTTAGGAACCTTATTAAAAAGTGCTTTCGTTGCTACAAAAAACTTTCCATTCTCAGGATTTATACCAGCATAAATTGCTGGGGCTCCATCCCACTTAACGGTAATATTAGTTTTACTTTTACCACCAGACAACATTTTTTTGAGAGAAGTTAAAAACTTGATTGATAAAGTTACACCCTTAACACCATGATTGATGATTTCATCTTCGAGGTGTTCCATGTGTGTTCGTCTATCTTCATTTAATAACTTTTTAAATCCAATCATATCTGATCTAAACTCTCTATCTTACACAATGGACAATCTTCAAATGGAATAGATCGAAATGGACATATCCTCTGATGTTCTATTTCACCACGACCACCCATTGAATGGATTGCATTACTGTTTTTTTCTTTACGGTTCAGCTTATCAGCTGAATCTTTAAATAATTCTATAAGTTTCTTTTCTTTCATATCTACTATTTATATAATTTATTCTGTAATATTTATAATATTTGCATATTTGGCTATATTTTCCAATCAGAAGTAGCCACTTTAACGTCTTTATGTTGCTTCAAAAATGGTGAATCTGGTGAACTAGTAGCTGTTTTCTTAACAAATTTTGTGTCTGCACCACTATCTGCTAATACTGGTTGCTGATTAGAAGAAATACTCTCCAATCTCATACGATTTTTATTCATTCCCAACATAAATTTGGAGTTAATTGTAGGATCACTATATCTATTCTTCAACTGTTTGAACATCAACTGCCCACCATTATCTTCTTTTGCCACTATTGCAAGCATCAAATCTGCTGTTGCAGGTAACCCAAACGATTCGGATATATTTGAAAGATCCGGATCCGAACTCATAAATCCTTCACGATTTAATTGAGAACTTGTGATAATAGGAGTATTTGACTCAACTGCGAACCCACGAATCTCCTCTGCTATGGATTTAATATAAACATAAGTATTCATATTTGCTGTCCACTTGACTCTATTAGATGCACATATATTTAAATAATCTAATATAATAATCTGTGGTGTAAACTTTTTCTTGATCTTGAGTTCTCTTAATAAACCACGAAAATTACCAACATGAGCTCCTGATGTTGGATATTCTTTGATAATCAATCTACCAAAATTTCTGGTAGAGCTCATCATTTTCTCAATCTTAGAATTAAAAGAATCTCTAGGTAAATGTCTGATCTGGTCTAAATCAATATCCAAAAGATTTGCATCAATTCTTTCTGCTATTCTCTCTTGTGCCATTTCCAATGTAATATATAAAACATCAAATCCTTGTTTAATATATTGTGATGCCAAATGAGTCTTAACTAATGTTTTACCAGAACCAGTACCACCTAAAAATACTGTAAGAGTCTTTGGTGATATTCCACCACCCGTAATCTTATCCAACATCTCGATCCCAAATGGAAATCTTTGTTCTCTCTTATGATAATAATCCCATCTATCAGATGCATCTTCAATATAATTATGACCAACACTTGTATCTAAAGATGTTGCAAGTGCATCAGTCAACATATCTGGTATTGCATCTTTTGGTTTATTTTTATCTTTACCTTCTAAAATTGCAATCGAATCTACAATACCATTATAGACAGCTGCATCTTTTGCCCACTTTTCTGTTTCATATACTAACCATTCAGGATCATGTGATTTTTTACCTCCCAAAGTATTTAAAACATCTATACAATTACCAAACAAACTTTCATTTAAATCATTTCGTTTTGAAAGAAGTGCAGCGAGTGTTTTGTGTTCTGGTGCTTTATTATATTCTCTTATATAATTTTGTATCTCTGAAAAAATTATACTTTCTGGTTTGGCTCTAAAATATTCTGGTTTTAAAAAAACACCAATTAAACTTGCATACTGTTGGTCAGCTAATAAATTTTCAATTATTTGTTGCTCTATTCTCATATATCTTTTCCCTTGTGTAATATTACTCTTGGATCATTTAAGACCAATAAGTTTTGAAGTATTTTACCTATTTCAATTTTAAACTGATCGCGATTCTTTTCATTCACAACACGATTCATATGTTCCATATCTGGTTCATCATATCCTAACCACTTATAATTACCACCAATAATTTCATACTCAAATGATACATCAAACTCATTAGGAGTATTATGTTGATTTAATTCCACATTTTTAAAATAAAATTCAACACCTTTAAATTTTCCATCCGTAAGTAAAAATCTATATAACGGACTTGAATTAAAATTACTTGCTGTTTTGTCTATTTGCATTATAATCTCCAATAATCCATTTTGACATTAAATATTTATTTGCCATAACACTCTGTGTTTGACCAATAGAAATAATACCAATCAAGCCATCCAACATCAATAAAAAACAATAAACCATATATTTTATTCTACCATAAGGCAAACCTTTATGCAAGGTATAAGAAAAAGTTGGTTCATTTTTTGATTCTTCTTCATCTTTTATTTTCAATTCTTCAAGTGACCTTGCAACTTCCTTCGGATCCTCATTCAAATAATCCTCTGGTTTATAAATTACTTTACCTGTTCTAAAATCTATTTTCATTCAAAGCATCCCGAATTAACTTACGTTTTTGATCTACGTTAATCTCTAAAAATGGTTTATAATTATAACATAAAGTTTTTTGATCTCTCCATATAGGATCAATTAACTTATTATCTAATATGGTTGAGAATCCTAAAACAATATCTAAGACTGTAAAAGTTTCTAAAGAAATATCTTCACCCAACAACAACTTTAATATTGGAGGATGATTAATTCCTTCACACTCAAACAAGTCATTAAACTTCATATTATTTTCTTTCATATACTCGACAATTACTTTCATATCTCTAGTAAGATGAAGTGAAAAGCTATCCATCTTATTTTTATATTCATCAAAGTAATCATCCAAAAATTCTGTTGGATACATTTTACCTCTAGTAATTTGAGATAAGTAATAATATATCAAATCCATTTCATTAAGAAATTTTTTCCCCAATGATGTAAAGAAACCACGTTGCCAAGAGAAACCTGTTTGATTCTCATATTTTGCAAAGTACTTTTCCATAGACATTATAGTACCCCAAGGTGCATTTCCATAATACTTAAAGTAATCATACGAACCAGTAAAATGTAAATACATAGCTTGGTATGTTTTCCATGCCTTGAATGTTCTATTCTTTTCTGCTACTTTTTCTCTTGGAAATGTAATCATTCACTTGAACCATATGAAAATTCTTTCTTAGCTGCTTCTTCTAACTTACTCATTACATCCTCTGTAAAATACTTTTCTGGCTCATTAACAATAGTTTTCTCAAATGCTTTACCTACTGGTGTTTCAAATCTTGTTGACACTTTCTTAAAGATGTCATACTTCTCTGCAAGTGCAACCAAACCATAATACTTATCCAAACCAGTTTTATAATCAAGTTTAGTTTCTGTAATTGATTCTTCTTTAGTCAATCTACCTTTAACCAATTTCATCTTGACAATATTACCCAATACCTCAGTCCCATCTTTTACTTTCCTCTTTCCAAGAGTAACAATCACAGAAGCTGCATACTTGATGCCACCACCACCAGAGATTTCTTTAGATGGAAACATACTCCCCACTTTATCATAGGTGTGATTTGTAATAATTAATGGCATATTTGCCTTTGCAAGTTTCAATGCAAGAGTTCTAAATGCTGAACGAACAGCTGGAGCTCTGGTCATATCTCTTTTATCAGAACCACTTGTCGAATCTTCCATCTCTTTTCTGGTAGACAAATTACCAAGTGAATCTAAGAACATCATAACACGATAATCACTATTCATATTATCAATTATCTTTATTGCTTGTGTCTTAAATTCTTCTACTGTTGCAACTGGTAATACAATAAAACGATTAGGATCTATACCCCTCTCCTTTATCATATCAGATGTCAATGCACCCTCACTCTCAAAATACACAATCACATTTGTTTTATCTTCTTGCAAATAATTCTTTGCTATACTCAATGCAAAAAAAGTTTTACCAACTGCTTCTGAACCAGCTAAACAAGTTATCTTATTAGATGGTACACCACCATATAATGAACCAGACAATAGTGCATTTAATGAATATGAACCTGTATCTACATAAGTAGTACAATCACCAACAATACCAGAAGCTACTACACTAGCAAAATCATTTTCAGTTACCTTTATTAAATGTTTAACAATATCTTTTGTTGCCATAACAACTCCTTAAAAAAAAGATTCCAGACTACCACGTTTTTCAGTTTGCCAACCAATAACATCTAATATGTTTTTAATTGGTTGCAAAAATGATTTATCAAATTGTAAATCATAATCAATATATTTTTCCAATTCAAATTCTTTTGGTAAATGAGTCGAGACAGAAATTACATTCTCATGTATTGGATTTGGTTCTTTTAAATATGCAAACTTAATCTTCTCACTTTCACGAATAGATTGATATTTTTTTGTAAGCTTATGTTTTCTTAATAGATGATTATATAATAAAACACCCCTTACATGAATTGGTGTACCTTTACTATATATACTTTTTGTGGATGAATACTTTTCAACTCCGTGAACGGATCTTGGAAATGCAATTTCGTCAAAAGATAAATTATTAAATTCTTCACGATAATCTGCAATACTTTTCATTACAGTATCTTCATCAGTATTAATAATAGTCTTAATCAATTCTTGTATATGATTACGACACCACTCAGGCGTAGAACTACGAACACTCTCTATACCCATGATCTTGAGCTTGGGTTCTTTATACTTTACCCCTTCTGAATCATAAACATTAAGTATGTATCTTTTCTTTGCTGTCCAAATACCTTTATCTGCAATAACTTCTCGACCCATCTGCATCTTTTGTGCATATGAATTTACATACGAATGAAGAACTTGATAACTATTATTGATAAAAGGTTCAATTTTATCTTTACTGATCTTATCCAAGAAGGTGATAATTTTTGAAGTCTCGTTAGTCTTTCTTGTCTCTTTAAAGATTTCAGAAACAAGTCTGTCAAACGTGACATATATGCTATCCGTGTCTGAGGCGACAACATAATCAATATCCTTTGAATTTAATAGTTTATTGATATATGTATTTATACCTTTATCAATCCAACGAATTGCAAGTTGTCCTGCTGTTGTTATACCTTCAGCCATCTCAAGTGAATAATAACGAAAATGTTTATTAGCTAATGCACCATAAGCACTATTTAATAAAATCTTTTTCGACATCTGAATATTATTACATCTGGATATATTATTAATGACTGTTTGTTTATTTGTGTAATTACCATCTTCCAACTTCTGTTGTTCTTTTAACATCTTTTTCTTGAACTCAACTCGTTCATTATACATATCTTCCATCAATCTTGGAAGAAATCCCTTAAACTCATTTGTAAAACATTGACCATTTGGTGTCATACATTGTTTTTTATCTTTTAAAAAACTAGTATCTAACTCTTGAGATAATAATTTATCAACTGTAATTTCATCTTGCATACCACATTTGGTTTCTGGACTAATATTATACTGTTGTATCAAATGGGGATACAAAGAATTAAGATCAAAACTCATTATCCACTTATGCAATCCAGCTTGTGGTTCTTTAACATATGCACCAATAATTTCTTGTCTATCTTCTACTTCTTCTTTTTTGTCTGGTCTTGGAATAATAATGTTTCTTTGTTTCAAAAAATTATATATGATAGAATCCCAGGTTCTTACTGGTGAGAAAACATCTTCAAAGTTGATCTTAGATTCATATGCCATAGTAATAACTAACTCTAACAACTTCATCTTTTCTTCTAGCTTCTCGACAATCTCAACATCACGAATATTATATTCAATAAATTTCTGGTAATTAGTTTTATATAAATCAAATCCCTGCACTTCATCAACTGCTACTTTTTTCATACCAAGTTCTACAGAACCAATATAATCCAAACGATATGATTCTCTAACTTTATATGTAAATTTCTTATACAGATCAATATAATCTAATGTTGAAATACCAAAAATTGTATAATAATGATTCTCTCTACCAGCTATATAGACACTACGATCATTTATCAAACCAACAGGAGATAATCTTGCTGGTTGTTTATCCAAAACTTTAATACGATTGACTAGATATGGAATATCAAAGAATTTACAATTCCAACCAGTAATAATATGTGGATAATTACTTTCCCACCATTGAAGAAACTGTTCAATCAAATCACTTTCATCATCACACTCACAATATAAAATATTCTTTGTCTTATCATGTGGAACATAACCACCTGTCCCCCAAACATGATAAACATTTTTTATACTATCGTGGACTGTAATAGCTGTAACATCAGATGCAGCTGATTGAATATTTGGAAAACCATCCTCTGCTGATACCTCAATATCTATTGTATATATTCTAATCTTGTTTAGATTCCATTGAAACTTCTTTGGATATTTGTCAGAAATATACTGGATAGCAAAATTATTATTTCCATAAACAGGAAATCCAACAACATCTTTATGTTCTTTTATAAAATTTTTGCAAGAACCGATATCGTCAAATTTGATATCAGCAACTGGTTTGCCTGTAAGTGTTCTGTAATTACATTTTTCTTTTGGAGCTTGAACATACATGGTAGGACAAAAATTCTCTGAATATGAATGTTCTTCATTTCCAGACAACTCTCTTACATATATTTTGTTGCGTAGTAAACCAATGTAGGTGTAAAACTTCATTATATAATTATATCAAAAAAGAGGGCAAAAAACAAGGAATAACTTAATGAACTAAGTTCGATTCCTCGGGGATTACAAGACCAGAACCAAACACTCTATTGTATTCATTTTGTAATTTAATGTCTGGTGTCAAAACAGTCATAATATGTTCTTCTTTCAAAGAAATCTCTTTTTCATCTGCAAGAGGAATCCAAGGTTGAAATCCAATTTTATCTTTTGAAACCGGAATCATTACAACAGGACTTGTAATTATATTTTTCTCCTGATCCCAATCTCCTATCAATTCTTCTGTTGTAGTCAATCTTACCACTTTAATATTCATAAAATCTCCAATTATTCAAATAAACTAGAATCAATTTCTGTAGCTCCCTTAGCTTCATGTTCACCAGCAGATTTGATTCCAACATTTCCAATACTATATTTTGCTTGCAAATCCCATTCATCCTTTTCACCAAAAGGAAGAATTTTTAATTGACGAATTGGAACAGTCGGCTGTGCTTTTTCAGGTTCAACCAACTTGACAAGTTCCCATTCATGCAAAAGATTTGCAACAGTATTTCTTCTTTCAACATCATTCTCAGAAATGTTTGTGGGTTTACCATCAAGCGCAAACAATTCTTTAAAATGTACTATGTAATATTTACCTTGCTTATGTAATATATGGCATGATTGAAATAACTTTTTTTCTTTTCTTGAAGCTATTCCAATTCGTGTGAGGGTTTCTTTGACTTTTAAAAAATCATCATCTTCCTTCAACTTCACTTCAACCATATCATCTATTGACCATTTCGCTACATCTTCCATTGTAACATCTCCTTTCATTCAATAATAAATCATTATATAATATTTATACTATGGAGATTTTCCACCTTTATTCAAACGCTGTTTTAAACAATTAATATCATCATCACTTAAAATATTGAGAGTTTCTAATGCTTTTTTATTACTATATTTGTAATATTCTTTAACAATAGCTAAATCATCTAACTTTTTTACTTTAATCCATGCTCTAAATGGTCTTTTTCTTTTATCAACTGCTTGATGTAAAAAATCATAATGAGCTTTCTTTTCAATCATTGGATTCTCATTCATCATATTTGCATAATGAATTAAATCAGGTTGATAAGATAAAGAACGATTTACAAAAAATGGTTTATAATCTTTTCGTTCTCTGATACAATCACCATCATAATCTTTTTTATTCATCAAATCATTAGCATACTGGAACGGATTCATTTAATTCTCCTCAGGAGGTGGTTGATCTAATCTCCAATCACATTTCATATTAGCTTTCAAAGTTTCATCATAAGGATTCCAATCAATATTCTTCATACGAGAAAGAGGATTTACTTTTTTCTTTCGTTTCTTTCTAGTTTCCATTTCATCAAAAGGTCTTGCTTCGGGTGGAAATGAATCTTCATCTCTTGCACCTTTCATATAATCTTCTAATTGTTGTCTACCCTTTTCTATTTCATCTCTCCACTTATTCATCCATTCTTGTTTAGTCTCAGGATCAATTTCTTCTCGTTCTTGCTCATCTAATAAATGGTTTAATCGAATTTCTTTTATTCTTGCTTTTTCATCTGGAGGTAGATTTCTCCATTGTCTATGCAGAACATTATTTAAATTATGAAAAATATGTTGATACAAATTTTCATTTTCTAATGCAGCTGCAAAAGCCAAAACAAGAGTAAACGTCTTATTTAAATCTTCTAAATCACCAAGATAATTATCATCACCATTGTCTTGTATTTCACGACTAACCAATTCAATATGTCCATCTGTACGGACAATCAAAGCACTATCCTCAGGACCTATTTTAAACTCAAGACTTGGTTTCTTTTTTGGTTCTTCTTCTTGTGACATTAGATCACCTCCTACTCATATTTATACATCTAGTGCATTAGCAGTTTCAGTTTCATGCTTACGTTTATTAAAAACCTGTTGTAAAATCTGATAATTATCCCCGTTTTTTGGATTAGAAAAGACAGTTTCTAATAATCTCAAATTATTATATACTTTAGGTGCAAAAGCTTCTTTATATACTTCCATCATATCTGCCCTTAATAAGCGATTAGTCATTTTATTATATATCATCTGTAAAAATAGATTATGAAAACCAACCATCATATTAAATTTAACAAAAGAAATCTTTTCTTCACCAGCTTTATTCTTTCTAAAGGTATTAAAAAACGAAAATCCGTCATCCAGATCCTCACATACTGGACACCAACATGGTAATTTAAAATCTTTACCAAGTTTGGAATAATCAATTGAATTAGACCAATTCATTTGTTCCATACCAGTTCCCATAGTATATTGTTCTCTAATAAAATATCCTCCAAAAACACAAGTACGATTCCAATAAGTAGAATCATATGTAAGTTGTATATCAATATCTTGTCTGTTCAACATCTTTTGTATGAATTGAATATACACCATAGCTTCGTTTGAACTTACACCAAAAATATGAAGATACTTACAGTCCTCTCTATCGAACTCACCATTATTTAATAATGTCAATATTGCCATTCCAATCAAAGCCAGGTTTCCTTTTGAACCACCGAATCCCCAACCCTCAAACTTATATTTGGAAATATGTTTATACCAATTTTCCATATCATCTTTATTCTCACCTTGCAAAACATTCAATACATAAGCATCAGATTTAGAACGATTCTCATGGTAGTACTTTGCAGAATTGACAGATGATTTTAAACTAAAATCATAATCATATAACTTAGAAAATGCTGGTCTATCTAATATTGGAAATATATTACCATTTGCCTCACTCCATTTTAATGCTACTTCATCAGTAAATTTATCTTTATTGACTGTACCCATTGCCAATTGATATCCTCCAGAGTCAACAAAGATTTTACATTCATCACCAATATCCAGTTTCTCTCTAAAATTTTGTTTGTTATATTGTGTACCAGCTGATATTAAAATATAAGGATTATAAAAATAAGCATCATACTTTCTATTATATATTCTTAAAGATTTCTGTTGTTTAAAGTCTGGTTGATACTTGTTTGCTATTTCTTTATCAGTCATAGAATAAAACATTGACATCAATCCATCACTATATGCTGGAATATATATTGCGTCTTTCATAGTTTTCCTTTATCACTCAAAGCTGCAATCCAATCGACATCTTCCATACCTCTATATCTCCCTTGTAAAATTACTGGTTTTAATTCTGGAAGCCATGGTGCTTCCCATGGTTTATTCTTGTAATAATTTTCTGGTATCTCGATTTTATTATTATGAAGTGAAACCCATTTACGAAAACATGGTTTACACCATCCACACAAAGACCAATATTGCCCTTCATAACAGCTATATGACTCTAATAAAATTTCTGGTTTGCCACCATCTGCTAAATAATCTTTAACTAATTGTGTCTTTGTAGTATTCTTATATGGTGAAAGCACTCTAAAACTTCTTTCTTCTGTCCAATGTTGCTCTTGCCACATATGGTTCAACAACTCAATCATTTTGGTATAAAAAATCTCATCTTTATCATAACTCCTATCTCCTTGAACACTTCCAAGAATCAGATACTCACCAAACAATGATGCAAATAATAATAAAAATGCATTACGATTTGGTACAATAGCATCATCTCTTTCAAACTGTTTTAAATTTAAAACATTATTCAACATAACCAACTTATTACCATCTATATAACCTTTATCTATAAGATCATTTAATTTTTGTGTTTCAACAGATTCATATTTACTGCCAGTTGGAATATATAAAAGTACGTCTGGTTTAAGTAAGTGATCGAAAATAATACTATCCATTCCACCAGAAAATAACAAAACCATTTTATTCTTTTGTTTTTCTTTATTGTCTGTTATCATATTTACCATTACTTCATTCCTTTCATAGTACTTAATAAAGAAAAGAACTCTGCTTTAATAGCTGGTTCATCACGAAAAATACCACGAACAACAGATGTAACCATATCACTTTCATGTTCTTTAACACCTCTTGCTGTCATACAAAAATGTTCTGCCTTAACAATAACAGCCACACCCTTTGCTTCAGTTTCTTTCTCAATCATATCTGCAATTTGTTCTGTCATTTCTTCTTGTATCTGTGGTCTTGATGCAACCCAATCAACCATACGATTAAATTTAGAAAGACCTATTACTTTCTCTCCTGGGAATATACCAACGTATGCTTTTCCTGTTATTGGTTGGAAGTGATGAGCGCAAGTTGAATTGATACTCATAGGACCTGACATATAAATCTGGTCATACTGTTTTACATTTGGAAATGCAGTTATTTTAGGAGGGGGATAATATCTACCACGAAAAATTTCATGGACAAACATCTTAGCTACTCGTCTTGCTGTATCTTTTGTATTATGATCGTTCTTTGTATCTATAAGCAAAGCATCCAATACACCTTGAAATGCCTCAGTAACATTATTTTCTATATCTTGTAAATCTCCTAAACCATCATAAATTGTATCATTAGCTTTCATTCCAAACTACTCCCATAAGGATTCACATAAATTGCACTATTAGAACCATGTTCAAAACATTCAACACTATATAAACTAACACGACCTGCTGTTTCCTCTGTAACCTGTTGTGAAACATAATTATAAACATATTCAGCAAATTTCTCACAACCAACACCATCCATTGTGAGAACTTGTGCCATATTTTCATCATGTATTTTATATATATGTTTTATATCAGGATCATTTTCATCTATTAACAGTTTATGGTCAAATGTTTGTTCAAGAAATGTTTTAATCCAACTACAATTACCAAAATCATAAACCCAATTTCTACTATCTAATCTTTCTGCTTCAAATGTAAATCGAAAACCAAGACTATAACCATGCAAATATTTACAATGACTAGTTGCTTTCCATTGTCGAAAACAACAACTCAATCCTCTCTCATTACCATATGTCTTTGTACTTTTATACATTACATAGCTCCTCCCACTCTTTCCCAAGGATACACTATCCATCTATATAATTGTTCATGGATATAATTTACATCATCATCATTAGCATTACCAAACAATGTAAGACAATGATAATCAGGATTGTTTATAAATTCTGGTAACTTTTTAATTGCTCTAAAAGTTTTTCCAGTATCATATACATCATCTACAACAAGTAATGTAGGATAAAATTGTGTAGCTTTATATGGCCTAACACTTACATCATCTGTTAAGTTTAACATCCATTCTGCCTTTTCATCCTCACCGTCTCTCGACTGAAACTTAATAATACTCATAGGACAATCAAGAACATTACTTAAATGAGTTGCTATTGGTAATGAACCACGATAAACTCCGACAATATGCAGATTGCGTATGTTTTTATATCTTTCAAAAATATCTGTAATATCTTTATAATACTGGTCATAATAATAATTATATTTAAAAATATTCATATCATTCATGTCAAAGTACTCTTATGTAAAAGATTAATCATGTGTGCCATGACTGCTGATTGTGTAGATAGAATTGCAATTTTTTCATCTGGTGTCTTAGCTGTCTTTAATTTTTCTATCAGACTTTCAACTTGTTCACTCATCTGATGAAGATCATTTCTTTCATCCAACCACGTTTCTACTGTTGGTGTTCTACCAAAAAAAGTTTTCTTTCCGAAAGTTTTTGCTTCTTCTGTATATAAACAAAATGCTTCCATAACTCTCCTCACCATAGCACTACGACTCATATTTAATTTAGCTGCTGTTTTATCCATAAACTTTAAAAGTTCTTCAGGAACCATCATATGTCCTAAACTAGTATCATCATCTAAGTAAATACTTTTTCCTTTTCTCATGTACCCCACTCATTTCCAAAAAGATTTAAATGTAATCTAGGACTATACTTATATCCATACTTTAATGCAATCTCTGCTATTTTCTTTTCTTCTATTTGATGATCTAATGCACCCTCAGGCATTAAATAAACTGCATTTATATTAACCCGTGCATGGTCATATTCTTTAACAGCCATTTCAACTTCTCTCATATCTTCTTCATCACGAATAACAAACTTGAGATACAAATAAGAATACGGCCATTCATTATAAGATACAAGTGCTTCTGGTCTAATTGCTTCACTCCATTTCTCACCACTATTAGAAAGTTTTGGTGATACAGAAAAAGTTATCCCTGCATTTTTATTAACACCAAATTTCTTGTGATGATCTGGAAACATATAACCATTTGGATTGCAATAATCATAAGGAGAAAAGATTTGTGTACCATTAGTTTCAATGGTAACATATCGTGTCAATAAATCTGGATGTGTCATCAACTCAAATACACCTTGTTGGAATCCTTTAAGTAAAGGTTCACCACCTGTAATAACTAAATGAACACCATCATCTTGTAAGAAAGCTTGTGATATATCACCAGACATCCATTCTGGATTAATTGTTGTTGTTGGATAACCAAATGCTTTATCGAGCCATTCTTTTTCACCTGGGTCATATGGTTTTGGTTTAGTATTCTTTTGACCATACCAATTAACCATATCCATCTTTTTAATGATGGTATCTATATCATCATAACTAGCTAAGTGTCCCCATTTCTTTCCCCAAGAAAAAGAACTATCACAACCAATCCCGGGAACTGGTAAATCTACAATGGATTTTACATCTGGATAATCTTGGTTGTGAGGCATCTTATCTTGTGAAACCCATTTCGATCTATCTCTATCTTGACCGAAACCAGTACACTCAAAGTTACAACCAAATAAACGTAGAAAAAGAGAAGGTACACCAACGTACCTTCCCTCTCCTTGGATTGAGTAAAACATCTCTGAATATCTCAATTTATTCATATTGTTTTTTTCTTTAACATCATTTCATACTTATATATTATAACAAAAATCAAAATAAAATATAACTCATTATAACACAATAAAAAAACAAATACAAGGAATAGTTTAGACAACTTCTACCTCTTCTTTATAATAGCATGAGTCATGTTCATCAACAAAACTTTCAAGTTCTTCAATATTTTCTTCAACTTTTGGAAAAGGTCTTTTACAAACTGGACAAACTTCACCCAACTGTTTAATTTCATCAGGTAACATGATTATGTTTTCTTCTACTGATGGCAAAATCCATGCATTAAACTCTGACTCTGGAAAAGAAATCTGGTCTAAATATCTAGGCGTAGGTCTTTTAACATCTCCAATAATTGGCGCAGACATTGACAATAACATGATGATATTGCAATCATTTGGTGGACAACTAAATTCAAATAAACAAAGAATATCTGGTGGATTAATCGCGTTTCATTTATCTCCTAACAGTCAAATATAAATTAATATCTGTTCTTATATTGATTATGAAAACAAATACACTTCAAATTAACGATACGGCCCCTAATTTTAATCTTCTAGGTGTTGATAATCAAAAACATTCTCTATTATCTTTTAAAAATGTTAAAGTTTTAGTTATTATGTTTACATGTAATCACTGTCCCGTTGTAAAAGCATATGAAAATCGTTTAATAGAAATCCAGAATGATTTTAAGAATAAAAGCGTAGAATTGGTTGCAATTAATTCAAATGAAACTGTAAATTATCCAGAAGATTCTTTTGATAAGATGATTATCCGCTCTGATGAAAAAGGTTATAATTTTCATTATCTCAGAGATGAAGATCAA